CTAGAATCAAATACAACAGGTAGCGAGAATACTGCTGTTGGTAATAATGCTTTAAACGCCAACACAACTGCATCAAATAACACAGCAGTAGGTTCAAATGCTTTATTAGCAAACACTACAGGTCATTCAAACGTAGCTGTAGGTGGTTTAGCTTTAGATGCAAATACAACTGGTGTTGCAAATACAGCTATGGGTTATGGTGCATTAAGCACTAACACAACTTCAAGTAATAATACTGCTGTTGGTTATAACTCTATGACTGATACTACTGGAGCGCATAATACTGCTATAGGGCAAAGTGCTGCAAAGGAAACTACATCAGGTACTCATAACACTGCTGTTGGTTCACAGGCTTTATTAAAAAACACTACAGGCGGATATAATGTTGCTGTTGGACAAAGTTCACTTGATGCAAATACAACTGGCGGTAGTAATGTAGCAGTGGGTTGGAATACTCTAAGTGCTAATACGACAGGAGAAAATAACACCGCAACTGGTCTTAATTCAGGAAGTGCAATAACTACAGGCAATAGAAATACAGTAATGGGCATAAACGCAGGTAATGGCATTACTACAGGTTCTAATAATATTATTATAGGAAATGGCAGTAATGTTTCTGCATCAGGTGGTGCTGCTCAAATTGTATTAGGTGATTCAGTAACATGTGTAGGAAATGACAACTTTACATTTGGTATTGGTAGTAGTGATTCAAACATAGCAGCAGGTGCTACATCAATTACAGCACCTTCAGACATAAGACTAAAAGAAGATATACAAGATGAAGAAGTAGGCTTAGATTTTATAAATGATTTAAGACCAGTTACTTTCCAATGGAAGAAAGAAAAAGATATACCTACAGATATGAAAGCCTATAAAGAAGGTTCTGAAGAAAGAACTATGAATGGTAAATACAATCATGGTTTTATAGCACAAGAAGTTAAAGAGGTGATTGATAATCATAATTTAAAAGATGGCTTTGATATGTGGCAAGAAGATGAAGCAGATGGAAGGCAAAGAGTTGCACCATCAGCTATTATGTCTGTCATGGTTAAAGCAGTTCAAGAACTATCTACAACAGTAGATGAATTAAAAGCAGAAATACAAACTTTAAAAGGAGAATAATATGGCACAAACAGTAACAGAATGTCTAACAGCAGCAACAGATAGCGTAACACTTATCAACGGTGTAAACGGTGGAAGTTGGGACGTTGAAGGTATGGAGCAATCAGATATTAACGATATGGTACAAAGAAACGTAGACCATTTAGAACTGGTCTTAGCGTACACAGACCCTGATGTAGCTGGTAGTTCAGAAGATAAAACATCTTATGAAGATGCAATTTCTACTGGCAAAAGTTACATTGAAAATAATTCTTAGTATATAATTTAATTTTAATAAACTTATAGGAGAGTTAAATGAGTAAAGAAGAAAATAAGATGGAAAACCAAGAACCAGTAATAATTACATTTAATGGCACTGAATACAGAGCTGCTGATTTAAATGAAGAGCAAATGGCACTAGCTGCCAAGCTAAACATTGCTGGTAAAAAACTAGCTAGACTGCAAGAAGCATATGATGATTATGTCATAACTGATGAATACAAGAATCTTTGTATTCAATCATTTGATAGAGCTATCAATGCTGAAGAAGTAGCTGAGGTAGTTGAGGAAGAATAAATGCCTAACATTCGTAAAACTACAGCAGAAGTTCATACGCAGTTACAAATACATGAAGCACAATGTGCTGAAAGATGGAAAACTATTTATAAAAAAACTGATGATTTACAAACCTCAATAAATAGTATGAAATTGTGGCTTCTAGGTGGTCTTACAACAATAGTAGCTTCTTTAATTACTATTATAGTTAGAGGTTTAATTTAATCTAAATTAATATATGATAGACAAACTTATCGAACCAGTTAGTAACATTTTAGATAAATTTGTTGCTGACAAAGATTTAAAAACAAAATTATCTCATGAACTTGAGAAGGAAATTATTTCTCTTAATAGAGCACAATTGGAAGTAAACAAAGTTGAAGCAGGACACAATAATATATTCGTTGCAGGGTGGCGTCCTTTCATTGGTTGGATATGTGGTCTTTCAATCGCTTATCACTTTATCTTAGAACCAGTCATTCAATATATTCTTATAGTCAATGCAATTCAATTTGAAACGCCTGAGTTTGACTTTAGTCAATTATCTACAATTGTTATGGCTATGCTTGGTATGTCAACGCTTAGAACATACGAAAAAATCAAAAAATAATATGCTAGACAATGTAAAACAGATGTTACTCAAGCATGAAGGCATGAGAACATTTCCTTACAAATGCAGTGAAGATAAACTTACTATTGGTATTGGTAGAAACTTAGAAGCTAATGGTATATCAGAAGAAGAAGCACTATATCTTCTTGATAACGACATCAAAAGAGTTACAGATAACTTAGATAAGATGTGGAATGTATGGAGACAGTTTCCTGAGAAAGCACAACTTGTATGTGTAGATATGACCTATCAAATGGGTATAACAGGTTTTATGAATTTTAGACAAACAAGAGCATTAATGGAAATGGGTTGTTGGTTAGAAGCAAGTGAAGAGGTATTAAGAAGCAAGTACGCAACTCAAACACCCAATAGAGCAGCTTATAACTCAAGGCAATTAGCCTTATGTCAAAATGCCAAGAAAGACATCAGACCAACATCAAGCTAATTCAAGACTTGGTGCTTTAGGCGAATCCCTAGTACAAACATTTCTGCTTGAATATGCAGACTTTTGTTTCCCCACCCAAGAAAAACATCCAGCAGATTTAATAGTTGAATTTGGCAACGCTAAATATACAGTGCAAGTTAAAAGCAGAAGAGCTACTAAAGAAAAGAAGTTTGTTTTTGCTGCTGAGAACTCAAGAACAATGTCTGATACTTACAAGAACTATACTTGCGATATCTTAGCTTTTGTATTTTTCTATGATGACCAAAAAAGAATCATGTTCAAATCTAATACATCATCACAAAACTATTTTACTTTTGATAAGAAGGTCATTACTGATACTATGGAATTAGATTCACTTCAAGAATCTCTTGATACTCTAAGTGCAGTTCCTGTTCTAAATCCTATAATTTAGCACCTAAAAATAAATTAATATTTTTATACACATTTATATATATTTATGTATAATGGGTGTATGTTAAATAAAATTAAGGAGTTAAATAACATGAGAAACTTAGAAAACAACAACCAAATAGATTTTGATAGTTTAGAGTGGGAAGTACACTCACTGAAGGTTCAAGATTTAGTTAACAATGGAATGAGAGGAAGAGTTGAGTTGAATGTAGAAAAAGCAAATCACTTTTTTAATCTTGCTGATGAACTTTTAGAAAGAGAGTTTGGTCTTGCACACAAAGATGCAAACTCAATTATTAATGGATTTATAACTGAATGGGTAGAGGTAAATTTATAATGACTAGATACACATTACAAGTTCAACTACCTAGCTTAGGCTGGGTGGTTGCTATTAAGACTAGCGACTTATTTTACATGGCTAGTAAGAGAGCAAGATTAATTAAAGAGGGGCATAAGGTTAAATTAACTAAGGAGAGTAAGTAATGGATAAAGCAGAATACAAGGACTATATAGATAATTTATATCTTAGAACAGAATTTACTAAAACTGCAAAGAAATCATCACAAAAATATCTAATTGGTATGGCTAGAATCATAGTAGCAAACATGAGTTTAAATAGTGTTGTTGCAGTAGCAAAAGCACTTTCAGAGAGAGCAGAGGAGGTATCTAAATAATGGACTTTCAAATATTATTAATATTAGGTTTCATGGCAGTTTGCTTATATGCAGTTGCATTAATGATTAACGACAGGAATAACAGGAAATGAATGTAAGATTTAATTTATTAGGTGGTGGTGAATTAAATATCCCACCAAGAGCAATCAGTGGTTTCTATAAAGACCAGTTCACCAGCGAGGTTATTGTTGAAGTTGGTGAGGATGAATACAAAGTCAGAGATTCACTAGATGAAGTTAAATACATATTGGGGTTAGCAAGATGAAAATAGAATCACTAAAGAACTTTGCATCTGAGCAAAGAGGACAAGCACTTATCTATAAAGATATACCTAATGAGGATTACCATGCTGGCGTAGGAATTAGCAGTAGTTACATTAGAAGGTTTGGTCAATCACAGCTTCATGCAATAGAACATAAGCAAGAAAGCACACCTAATCTTAAATTTGGAACTGCTGCTCATGCACTAATAGTAGAAGGGCAAGAAGCATTTGATAAAGAAGTCAGAGTGCTTACAGGTTCTCCATATACAAAAGCATATAAAGAAGAAAAGGCTGAATATGAAGAGCAAGGATTCATAGTATTAAAAGAAGATGATGTGAATCTAATTCAGAGCATGAAAGATAATATGGTTTATGAAGGCAATGCTTATCTAAATGCTAAAGGTAAAGTAGCTGAAGCAAGTATCTACTGGTATGAAGAAGATGTGCTATGTAAATGCAGACCTGATATGTTATGCCCACCATTAAAAGAACCTAACTCAGATAATAAGATTGTCATAGTAGATTATAAAACAACGATATCTTGCGAACCTTTTTCTTTTAATAAGTCAGTTAAGAAGTATGGCTATGACATGCAAGCAGCTTGGTATAGAAGAGGAATACAAATGGCAGGATATGATGTAGAGGATTTTGTATTCATAGCTCAAGAGAAAGTACATCCTTATGCTTCTAAGGTGTTTAGGATTACAGAAGAACAAATGAACTTTGGCTGGACAATGATGGAGAACTATTTGGAAGAGTATAAGGAATACCAAAAGGGTAAACCTCTCACGATTTACAATAGTCCTAATGTTGTTGATTTGGTTTTATAGGAGAGAGAGATGGATAAAGAATTAGAATGGATTGGTATGCCTGAATATAGAAATGAAAAAAGAAAAGACCCTGAAATTACTGCAACCTTTAAATTTAGAAATGCAGATGATTATCAGCTATTTAAAGATTTAGTTAAAGAATATGTTTATGCAGGTGAAAAGGTTTTTGATGGCAACCAAACAAAAACCAAGAAACATGCATGGTTTCCTAGATTACAAAAATCTAGTAATTATCTCTATGTTAATGATGAGCCAAAAAAACCACAATATCCAATATATATTGTGAGTAAGGGTAGATATAAAAGAAATCCTACAAGCAGAGCTTTAAAAGAAATGGGTGTTGATTTTTATATCATTGTGGAAGAGCAAGAATATAATAATTATTTAGACATAGCAGAAGCAAAACAATTATTAATATTACCTAAAAAGTATCAAGATGAATATGATACATTTTGGGAAATAGAAGATGGCAAAACAGGAGTAGGGGCAGCAAGAAATTTTGCATGGCAACATAGCATAGATACTGGATATGAATGGCATTGGGTCATGGATGATAATATTGAAGCATTTGAAAGATTAAATAATAATTTAAAAGTTAAATGTACTGATGGCTCAATTTTTCTTGCTTGTGAAGATTTTGTTAATAGATATGAAAATATCGGACAAGCTGGTTTGCAATATTCATACTTTATGCCTTTATGTGATGCAAGACCACCATATAAATTAAATACTAGAATTTACTCATGTCTTTTACAAAATAATAAAGTAAAACAAAGATGGAGAGGTAGATACAATGAAGATACTGATTTATCAATTAGAATAATGAGGGATGGATGGGTAACAGTGCAATTTAATGCTTTTCTGCAAGCTAAAAGAGCTACACAAACATTAAAAGGTGGCAATTCTGATGAATTTTATTCTGATGAAGGAACTTTGCCAAAATCACAAATGTTAGCAGACATGCATCCTGATATAGCAAAAGTAGTAAAAAGATTTAATAGATGGCATCACTATGTAGATTATTCTGTTTTTAAAAATAAATTAATTAAAAAACATAATTATGATATTTCAAGTCAAGTAAATAATTATGGGATGAAGTTAGCAAGGAAAGATAAATAAAATGAAAGTAGGAATTACATGTAGTGCTTTTGACCTGCTTCATGCTGGGCATATAATAATGTTACAAGAAGCAAAATCTGTATGTAACTATTTAATATGTGCTTTGCAACTTGACCCTAGTAAAACAAGATTCGATAAATTAAAACCCTCACAATCAATAGTAGAGAGACAAATACAATTATCAGCAGTTAAGTATGTAGATGAAATTATTTTATATGAATCTGAAAATGATTTAGAAAATATTTTTAAATCACTAAAAATTGATATAAGAATCATTGGTGAAGAATACAAAAATAAGAATTTTACTGGAAAAGAAATTTGTGAAGAAAGAAATATTGAAATTTACTATAACAGTAGAAAGCATGACTACAGTTCAACAAATTTAAAAAAAAGTATAAGTAAGGGCAAATAGATATATGAGAGTATTTAGATTTATGGAGAGTTTATCTTTTGCCCTTGAACCTAGTATAAGGGTTTTTGGAGAAGTAGGTAATAAAGTTCTAGCTTTATTATTAAATTAAATATAATATAAAAAGTGGAGAGTCATTATGGACGATAAAACAAAAAAGGCACTTTGGATTCCTGAAGAATTACATAAGGATATCAAAGTATTTGCAATAACAAATAACATGAATATTGAATCAGCTACTCAGCTATTGCTGAAGCTAGGCATGGTTTCTTATAAGGAGAATAATCATGGGTCAAAATAGCAAAGCAGTAGACAAACGCAGAGAAGAACTAAAGGCTGAGAAGTTAGATAAGCAAATCAAGAATTATTATTTTCAAAAGGGTGCTGGCAGTCATTATAGAGAAATCACTTACATGAGTGGCAAAGTGGTAAGGACTGATTTTGATGGTTGATTGGATTCTATATATTATTGCAGGCATATTTGGTTTGGTTGCAATAGGCGGTTTGATTAGCATATTAGCAGCAATATATATTTTAAGAGAGTTAGATTAATGCAGATTCCATTTCCAAACAAAAAATACAACATAATTTATGCTGACCCAGCTTGGGATGTTATGAGAGGTTGTGATTGGGGTTCAGGTGGCAAAACGAAGCCTTTGTCATATCCAACTATGACAATAGATGAAATTAAAAATTTACCAGTTAATGATATTGCTGATAAAAATTGCAAATTATATCTATGGACAATAAATAAATATTTAAAAGAATCATTTGACGTTATAGAAGCATGGGGTTTTAAATATTCTACTACCCTTGTATGGGTAAAAAAGCCTAGAGGCTTAGGCTTGGGTGGTACTTATACTCCTAATGTAGAATATTTACTACTTGCCAGTAAGGGCAAACAAGATGCAATAAAAAAATATGACACTTGTTGGTGGGAGTTAGCAAGAAGCTACCATAGCAAAAAGCCTGATTTTTTTAGAGACATGATAAGAAATACATACAACAAAGATGAAAAAGCTATTGAGTTATTTGCTAGACAAACTTTTAATGGTTGGGATAGCTGGGGTAATGAGGTTTAACATGGTAAACAGTAGAAACAAAGGTGCAGCGTTTGAGAGAGTTATAGTCAATAAGATTAATACTGTTCTTGAATCTAAAGGTATAGATACAAGAGTTAAAAGAAATCTTGACCAATATCAAACAAAAGGCATGGCTGATGTCTACTGGGATAAGTTTGCTATTGAATGTAAAAGATATAAAGCTGGTGGCAAAAAAACAATGTATAAGAATGAGTGGTGGAAACAAGCAGTAGAGAGTGCTGGTGATAGCTTAATACCAATATTAATTTATAAATATGATAGAAGAGATATTATGTGCGTAGTACCCCTGTTCTTGGTTACATCAGTTGATGCACCAAACTGGGAATGTACATATCTATGTCCACTATCTGAAATATGTGAAAGGTTAGATGAAATCTTACGAAAAGCTGATGGATTTAAATAGTTATCTGCTGCAGGAAGGTTTTGAAGAGTTTTGTAGGCGTGCCTATGAAAGAATATCATTAGCTTGCGAAATATTATCAATAGTTAATGATGAAACTTACGAGGATTTTAGAGAACGCAATTATGCAACTTTAGAATCTGATTACTTAAATAGTATTGAGAAAACAATACATTAAACTATAGGAGAGTATTATGGATATATTAGGTGGAATGTCTAATTCCAGCAATGAGAGTCAGCAAGTTTATCTTGCTTTCAAAACATCACATCAGCAATTTTTTGCTAATGGTGAGACACCAGTAGAGTTTCAATATCTACAGCTTGACCCTTCAACATTCAAATCAGGATGGGGAAGATATACAAAAGCTGATGGGTTTGAATATCACTGGGATGATAAATTTGGTGTAGTAGCACCTAAACCAGCAGATGACTATAAAAGAGCATTTAGTGCTTGGGTCTTTCCACAAGGAGCTCAACATGCTTTTTTATGGCAGAGATTTACATTTGCTGAATCAAGTGCATTTAACACAATACTAGGTAGCTTTTGGAATCAAATGGATTCAAGTTCAGCTAACTTACCTGTTGTTAAGTTTGAAGGCTCTAAACCTATTCAAGTAGGTATGGGTAATTCATCAGAGCTATCATTTAGCTTTGCTAAGTTTGCACCTAGAACTGCTGAGTTTGTGATACCTAGTTGGTATACAGAACAAGAAGCACCAGTAGATGACACATTCAAAGACCCCAATGCTGGTCTTGCTGACAAGGTTCAGGAGATGATTGATAAGAATGAATTATCTGATGATGATATCCCATTCTGATGCAGTCAGTTGATTGGCAAAGAATAGCACCTGAAGTTGCAAAGCAATTATTAGGTGAACCTACTAGTACCTCTTCTAAAGAATATAGATGGGGTACTCATGGGTCTTTGACTCTTAATTTAGAGTCAGCCACTTGGTATAACTTTGAAGATGATACTGGTGGTGGAATAATAGATTTAATAAAACATCTAAATCAAGATGTTAATACAGTTTTAAAACAGTTTGGTTATGACTTAGCATTACATTCAAATGACTCCTTAATCAGTGGCTTTGCTCCCCCTAAAAGCAAAGCTACAAGTAATGCTAGGTCATTCTCTAAAGTACAAATGAGGGAGCTTCATTCTCAAGCAATAGTTAAAGTGCAATATGCAAAAAACTTTTGGGTGATGAGGTTTCCTGATGGTCATTTTATTAAACAAAAATATGCACCTTTCAGCTTAAATGATGATGGTTCTTGGTCTATGAAGCGACCTGAAGGCTCTCTTCCTATCTATTACACTGATAGGGCTAAGGATAAACCTATTATTATAAATGAAGGTGAGAAGGCTCTAAGAGGTTGTGAAGAGATTTATGATGGTGATTCTTGTACTTGGCATGGTGGGGTTAATAGTTGGGAAAAGGCAGATTGGAGTCCTATATTTGGTAGAGATGTTTGGGTATTTCCTGATAACGATGAAGCAGGAATTAAATGTGCTAATGAAATAGGCACTATGTTAAGAAAAAATGGTTGTAAGGTTAAGGTAGCTCAACCCCCTGAATCATTTAATGAAAAAGATGATTTGTATGATGCTTTTATAAGGGGTGATTTTAAGGAGTCTAAAGATTTAGAAGATTACATTATTGGTTGTGTAGAAAAGAAACCTAAAGGTATGGTTACTTTTACAAGAGCTGATGAGGTATTAAGACAGGTAGATAATCCTGATTGGCTGATAAAAGATGTTGTAGAGAAAGAATCACTGATGTGTATCTTTGGTAAACCTAAAAGTGGTAAGTCATTTATTGCTATAGCTATGGCTACTGCTATTGCTAAGGGTGAAAGATTTTATGGCAATGAGTCATTCAGCAAACCAGTTATGTATGTATGTGGTGAAGGTCAAAGAGGTGTTAAAAGAAGATTAGCAGCTTGGCAACAGGGTATGTTTGATTTAACTGGCGTACCTTTATATCTATCAGATAGAGCTGTTAGAGTTAATGACCCTGATGATTTTAAGATGCTAGAGCTAGAGATAGAAGCATTGACTCAACAAGTAGGTGAAATAGGAATGATAGTCATTGATACATTCCAGCGTAACTTTGTGGGTAACGAGAACAGTGCAGAAGATGTGGGTAACTTTATTAATAAATTAGATGGACTTATATCACATTATAAGTGTTGTGTATGTTTGGTTCACCATACTGGTCATGGCAATTCAGATAGAGGTAGAGGTTCAAGCGTAATGGGTGCTTCTTTAGATTATGAATTTAAGGTAGATAGAGAAGATAAGGCTGTTGGTGATAACCTTGAAGAACAAATGTTTGTATCTTTTGAGCAGACATTAAATAAAGATGGTCAGGGAATGTCTGAGAAGTCTTTTGTGTTTAAAGAGGTTGAGATTATTGGTGAGGGATTAAATTTAACATCAGGATTCTTAGAAGAGACTAATATTGACTTTAAAACTAAGAAATCAGATAAATTACCGCAAATGCAAGATAGAACATTAACCGCATTAGAAACTGTAGCTTATATTAAAGATAATCAGAATCCTCAAGACCAATTCTTAATGCCAAATGATTTAGAGGGATTTGTTAAAAACAAAGCTGGAGATAATATAGATGCTAATAATATTGGCAAACATTTAAATGCTTTAAAAGATAAAGGACAGGTATATAAGCATGAAAAGTTTGGATGGCAACATATTAAATTTAAGAATGTGCAACCAAATTTGGAGGAAAAGTTTGATTAAGAAGGAAGTTGGTAGGAAGTTTGGTAGGAAGTTTTGAAGGAAGTTTTAGCTAAATATGAACAATTAGGTCGGAAGGAAGGGAAGGAAGTATGTAATACTTCCCTTACTTCCTACTAAATCATCAGGAAGGACATGAAAACATACTTAAATGAATCTTTAAAAGATAAATTAAAAGAATTAAGACTTTATGAAGTCGATACTCGTATTAAGTGGGGTAATCGTAAACGAATCTTCAAGATGGTTGGTGTACAGTTTGAGATTAAGTTTTGTAGAGCAGAACAAATGTTAAAAGATTCTTTGCAAAAAGATGCACCTAGAAAACAAGTGCAAATGGTTGAAATGATGTTAAGAGCTTATGAGCAGTTAAATATTAAATGTGAATCTAGTGGTTATATACAAATACAACCAAATGCTAAGTGTTTTAATTTTGATAATAAAACAGCACTGGTTTGTGATACTGATTCAGAGAAACCTGTATTGGAGAAAATACACAAAGATGAGAAGGATATAATGATATTTAGCATAGAAGAATTATTTAGATGTATTCCTAAAGATTTTATAAGAGCAAAAGAACTGCTAAGTAAATTAGATAAATCAGTAAATATTAAGAGAGTTGATTATGTCTAAGTATTTTAAGAATAAAAAACTTAACTATAAACTTATCCACAAAGAAACATTAATTGCTGTTGGAACTGGTTTATCAATTAATTATCCAGTTAATTTATTACTGGTTTTTTTATTGCTAGATATATTTAATTGGACAAATAGTTTTTTAATTGGGACAACAATAACAGCAATCATAACTTTTATATCTTATATTCGTGTTTACATTATTAGAAAGCATTTTGCAAAGAAGGAAGTGAGATAATTATGTCTAACTGGCATGGTGGTAAAGGGTCAAAGCGTAGACCTGAAGATAAGAAAAAGATTGATGATAATTGGGATAAGATATTTAAAAAGAAGAAGGATAAGAAAAAGAAATGAGTAAGTTTCATCAAGAAGATTTACCTTATGGAGAAGCTGGAGAAAAGTTTGTGCTGAATATTGTTAATAGAAAACATCCAATGGCATACAAGATGGAAGGTTATTTTATTGAGTATGACATTATGATTCCTGAGATAGATAAAACAGTAGAGGTAAAAAGAGATAAGCATACTGATAGGACAGGTAATGCTTTTATAGAAACTCACTGTAACAAGATTGAATCAGGCATCAATGCAACTACAGCAGACTACTGGGCATATCTAACTAAGACTATGCTGTATTGGATTAAGTCAAACGAATTAAAGATATGTATATTAGAAAATAATATACCTGAAGGTAAGAACTATAAGATTGATGGAAAGATAATAGATGCTTACTTGATACCTATAGATATATTTAAAAACTATTGTATGCGAATAGATACATTAACTGAGGAGCAACTATGCCAATTAAACTAAAGCCAAGTGCCAAGATAAGAGATAGGGCTACAGGTAAAACAACTACCGAGCATTATTATCTAAAGTGTATGACACTTAAAGAGCTAAATGATTACATTGAATCATTTAGTGCAAAGAAAAAGGTCATACTAAAATGTAAGAATGAAATAATAAGGAGAGAGAAATGAATGACCCAGTAAACCATCCACTACATTACAACAATGCTGAAGGTGGACTAGAATGTATTGACTACATTAAACAACAATTAGGCAAAGAGTTCCCTGCATATCTTGAGGGTAATGCAATTAAATACTTGCATCGCCATAAATACAAAGATGCCAATATACAAGACTTAAAGAAGTCTGTTTGGTATATTAATAAGTTAATAGAACATTACGAGAACTTATGAAGATAGATAAACAAAAATTAGAACAAAAGATTAAGGAAGGAAAATCATCACATGATATTGCTATGACTTATGATGTGCATCCATCTACTGTTAGAAGAAAAGCTAAACAGTTTGGATTAAAGTTTGAGACACAATCGCACTGGAGAAAGGGATGACTGTAAGTATAAAGATTGAATCTAATGTTAAAGAGCTTAACAAGAAGTTAGGAATGTTTCAGAAGAAGCATATGCCTGAGATAGTATCTGAATCTATAAATGAGGTAGGTGTTAAGAGTGTTAATGCTATGAGAGCTCAGTTACTTAAAAAGTTAGATAAACCAACCAAGTTTACATATACAGGTGTTAAGTTATTTAAAGCAAAAGCAAGAGACTTATCTGCTTTGGTATTTATACCTGACATACAAGCTAAGTATTTAAAGAGACAATTTGAAGGCGGAATAAGAACGCCTGAAAGAAACAAGATACCAGTGCCTGTAGATAAGGGAAAGATAAATGCTTTTGGTAATATAAAAGGAAAGAGAACTGGTTTAGTTAAGCGAAGCACTGAGTTCATCGGTAATGTAAGAGGTGTTGATGGTGTATGGAGAAGGACTGGTGGCAAACGTAATCCTAAACTAAAACTAATCGTAGCTCTTGAGAGCTCAGTCTTTTATAGAAAGCGTATTGAGTTCTATAAAACTGTTACAGGTGTTGTGCAGAAGAACATGGACAAGATATTAAATAAGAACCTTAGAAGGATAGTTGGCAGATGATAGGTTCTTCTAGGACATTCGACGTGGGTTATTCGCGAC